GTCTCCTAAGTCTAGCCATCTCCAGCGAATTACTTCGTTGGAGTCGCGCACATAACCTGCCTTCCACCTAAAGTGGGGGCTGGGCTTCTCAGTAAAATACTGAAGAAGTGCACTGTGTCCTTGAGTGCGCACGAGGGTCGGTTTTGCCTGAACAGACAGAACCTTAGCTTCGTGACGCTGTAGGTCGGAATTCCATCGTACCCGTACGGGTGTGATCGGAAGACGACGTACAACGTACCCAAAGACGCCGCTGTCATATGCTACCTCTGGAATTCCAGATGGTAGTGTCGACTCGATTGCCGCGCTAGTGTGAAGCAAATACTTTCGATAGAAAGCATTGCGCACATCAACGCAGCTCGATAGACTAACGGCTGTGCCAGTGAATTGTTGCCGCCAATAGATTGGTGTCACGTCGTGACCCCTAAAGGCGTCGCATCCGCATGATTCCCGGAAGTTTCCTTCCCAGAATGTTTTGCGGGTGTTACAACGGAATTGCAGTAATTCCAGCAACCTACACATGGCATCCCTGCTCCTATTGGGAATGACAATGTCATCCCCATAGACTGACGTATCTGCGCTCAGACTGCGCAGTGTTCCCACAGTAGGATTTATCCCATCTGTGTAGCATGTCGCCGTTAAGGCGACTGCAAGGAACACCAGTGATTCCACTGGAAACGTCACAGCATTCCCCATAGTTGAGAACATTCTCAACTCATGCGTCTCATTGACTTTGTCAGTCAATTGCTGTGAGACGGTGGGGGTGCGTATTGATCGAAGAGCTTCCATGAGCGACTTATTATAGCCGAACATGGATTCGACGATCTGACACGTGACCGTATCGCTAGCGCTAGATAAATCTATCGTCGCAATATGGTCTGTCCTCGAGCCCGTAAGGGCAAAGTCCCGATTCCGCGCCTGGTCGGAGAGTTGAATAAACTCGCCGATGAAGGTTCTGGAAAAGCGACAGGAGAAGTAGGCGAGCATTGATTGCTGGCACCACATTCCTGAGGCTGGCTCCGCGGCGATAAGCCGGGGTCCGTCGTAGGACTTAGGGACTGCAACAAGACGAGAGGGCGGTTGACCGCTATCCACATCATTGTGGCATACGTAATCAGCCCAGCTGCTATAGCTATGAAAGCCATAGTCAGCGAAGGGAAATACGGTCTCCAGTGCCGTAGGCCAATTGGCCCAACGGTACTTGTCGTGCTTTCCGGCACGCTCGGAGACTGCTCCTGGTCCATGCTTACATCTCCAGTCTGCGGGGTCAAAGACCCCTAGGGAGTTGGAAATTATCCTAGACACGATGTCCAGGATAGAGAGAAGCGATCGATCGCTTGGGCAGGTCGCCAGAGCTGCGAAGCTCGGACGACTAGTTGCATCCCAAGGATCTGTAGAGTGCCAAAACCGAGAAGGTTTCGGACGCTCAAGATCGTCCTCCACAAACTCACGAACAGCATCCGTGATAGCTTGTGGTGGGCAGTCCACTTTATACTTCTTCGCAAACAGCGTAAGCTGTCTGTAGAAGAATATCGCAAGTGGATCTGCGTTCTCACGCAAGCGGCCATCATCGTAGAACACCATTTGGTGAATCCCCCTAAGAAACTTAGGGGTTGCCACCCGTCGTGAAACCGCCCCCGAAAGGGGCAGTCCACTTCGCTTGAAATGGCCATCAGCTAAACATCGATCAAGATGTTTCCCAATGTTTGGGAGGTCCTGTAGGAATACAGTTAACCCTCCTCGACTGACGATGGAACTACGAAGCCGACTCAGATCTCTCTGAAAATCGTCTCGTAGCGCAGGGAAGAAAATGGTAGCGTCTAGCAATAGACATTCCCAGATTCTGCTCAGATCCTTGACATGGCAGTTTAAGCTCATCGGAGGAGTGATCTTCCGGATGGGCCCCATGCTGCCTAGTCACGCGACCGATAAACCACCCACGGAGAGGACAGAACTAGTTCTGCCATCCGAGGATATCAACCAGGAAGGAGTTGGTACTCGCAATGCACAAATCGCAGATTGCATCTGCTAGTGCAACGTTTGTATTGTTTCCTTCTTGCTCCATAACGAAGTAATACTTCGTCTTAACCTCAGGACTTCCACCCGCCGCAAATACAGTCTTCACAACTTCAACGTTGTGTCGATCGTACGACGGTACGGTGGCAGTCGCTTTGGTTTTTGAGTGCCGAATTTTCAGCACATACTGGAGGGTTGAGTCCCTGAACATATACTCAGAAGAGTATGCGTCCTGGTTGATTTTCGCCAATGTACGGCTTGTGCCGTCATTGAACACGATCGTGTTACTAAGCATGAGATCCCTCATACGAGAAAAGAATAGTGACATCCGAAGATGGATGTCACAACTGTCAGGTCACCTAGGTCTTGAACTTTTTGTTCGCGGCCCAGAGTGCACCTAACGTCGACAGACGCCTAGCGTTTAAGATAGGCATCTCGAAGATAGGAACGGGCAGAATCGGTGCCAAATTGGCATACCGCTTCTTCCTCTCCCAACTAGACGTTACAGGAGACACAATTGTGTTCTGGTAACGCCCAGTAAGAGGCAAGGGGGTGAACGTTGACTCACTCTTAGAGTGAACCATCAAACACATACCCCTATAGGTAAGGCGGAGAGCATTGTGGAAACCACTTATCATGGTTCCAACGTTGCTCATCCAGTCAATTAGCCAACTCCAGGGTATCAATTCCCAAAGAGTTTCTAATGCACCTTTCGTTGAAAGGCCCAATAGCGAGTTGATTGCTTCGTTCCGCAATTGCGGAGGAGGCATCGATCGATACGGAGACCACAACGGTGCAAACCACTGAACTGTACCCCATGCTCGATAAGAGTATTGGGACATCTCATTGGCTGACACAGGAGCAGCTACGGATTCCATAGAAATGGAACGAGTAACTGTCTTTTGTCCTTGACCTAATGAAACCCGTTTACCTAAAGACTTTCCCTCTGCAATCTTGTTAAGCTCCATAAGCCGGTTGTGAACCAGATTATTGAACTTATACATCGATTGCAGGTCACTGAGTAGGGGTTGTAAAACCCATCGGTCAAGCAAAATCGTTTTGCCTACCCGTTGCAAGAGCGAGAGCCCTCGCCATCTCAGTAGCTGTGGAATCTCAGGCATCTCACCTAGATACTGCGGTGCAAGCACCTCAGTTTTTTCCGGATGAGACTTCGCAAGGATTTTCCAGGCCCAAAGCAACCTAGTTGCGTTGGAAATGTTGAATCCGTCTGCGCCTTCAGGATCCTTGAGAGCGGAAACCAAACTGGTAACAGGATACGAGTTATAAACTCGGTCCACGTTAAGCAGTGAGGCATCCAGTCTCGTGCCAGTGATCTCCCCACCAAACTTAGTCCAACGATAAGTATCAAAGTTATTAAAACTCCCGATACCAGTCGATTGATCATAAGTACGTTGGAAGGTCCCTCTAACTTGTGATGGACTATACGTATTTACCATTGAAGGTAAACTAGTGTAGCTCCCGGTAGTACTTACAGTACCATCGTTATCACGAGTTCGATAAGGCATCCATAGCTCCAGTCTTTAGAACCTATTGTCAGAACGTCGATAGACGATCCCAGAG